GGACAAACGTATGAGGAACTTTCCTTAGCCGAAAAAGCGCTATGGAATTGTATGCATGCGGATGTACGTCCTATTCAGAAGAAAATGGCTGCCATCGGAAAAACCTTTGGAATTCAGGCTTGCAATGATCAGAATGCAGCTGAGATTGTCTCAGTTTGCTATAAGAATATGTACAAGCTTGAACGGTTTGTAAATGGAAAATGGGTTCACGTCGTGAATATCCTTATAATTAAAGGACGACTTGCACTCATGAATAGACACATTGTAGATTTAGTTATGAAGACTGATCAATGGCGTATTCGGAATAAATATTTCGACGGAATTGAATTCAGTCTCCGACAATGCAATGTGGCTCAAATTAACGATCCACAATCTCCGTATTATAGACGAGATGTAATGTTGGTTGAACTACCACGGTTGGTTCACCTTCATAAAGATATAACATCAAAATTTATGACCTCGGACGACTTTTCGAAATTTAAGTCGCTAAAACAAATTTCAGCAATTGGATATGTACCATCAGATGAACTTGTCGGAATGCGTCAGTATTTCGGCAGTGATGTGACGTCAGTCGATTCCGAGTGTGTACTTGATAACGGACCAGAAAGATCTATGGAAATGGTAGTTCGAAAATATTTCAAGTATAACATTCAAACCACGCCAGGAGACTGCGGCGCGGTACTTGTTGCATTCGACTCTGCCTTTAATAATAAAATTTTTGGCATACATTCAGCAGGTACTGAAGCACCACGATACACCGGTATGGGAACACCGGTGACTCAAGGAGTATTAAAACAACTTGAGATAAACCTCCCTCTTCAATATCCTGAAGGCAAAATGCACCCGCAATTTGAGTGTAATGATAGTATCCAGCTAAATACGCAGGAACTATCTACCACAGAAACATTGTGGCATTTGTCTCGGGAGATTGAAGGAAATTTCTATGAACTTGGAAAAGCCCCAGAGAGAGTGCACGCATTCTCAAAATCAAAGATTAATCCTTCACCAGTCCATGGTGTAATTCAGGAACCGACGATGGCACCTGCCATTTTGCGGCCTTTTAAGACCAATGTGGATGGAGTCGAAATAAATGTTGACCCAATGGCGCGAGCCCGTATTAAGGCAAGTCCAATATCTAAACCAATAAATGATCAACTCTTAGAAAGATGTACCAAAGATTTCTATCAGAAAATTTCTCAACACGTTGAGGAAAAAGATAGACAGGTAATGTCTTTTGAAGAAGCGATTACAGGAATAGTAGGAGATCAGTGCTATCCGCCGATGAAGCGGAGCACATCTCCAGGATATGGATGGGAAAAGAAAGGAAAAGGAAAAACCGATTATTTAGGCGATGGAGAGTACGTATTCAATCATGAATTAGTGCTCGAACGATATGATACAATGTTAGAAACATGTAAGGCAGGCAATAGACCTAGCATTATATGGATCGACACATTGAAAGATGAACGAAGAACTCTCGCAAAAGTTAAGGCAGGGAAAACACGATTGTTTTCTTGCGGAGAAATGGTTTTTACTATTCTTTTTAGACAATATTTTGGTGGATTCATTGCACACATGATGAGAAACAAGATTGATGTTGAATCGTGTGTCGGTGTGAATTGCTATGGAATGGATTGGACTAGAATTGTAGCTGGATTATCTGAAGTAGGAGATAAGGTATGTGCAGGTGATTTCGAAAATTATGACGGAACACTGCATTCAAATATCCTATGGAAGGTCCTTGATATGATCAATGAGTTCTACGGAACTGAAGATGAAGAATCAAACAAGATCAGAATTGCCATTTGGTGTGAAGTAGTAAATTCAATTCACATCTTTGACGATCAGGTATATATGTGGGGACACTCCCAACCATCTGGTTGTCCGATGACAACAATTCTGAATTGTTCATATCATTCGATTTCAGCACGATATGTATTCATGTCTCTTGCTAGAAGATTAGCACCAAATTACGCTAATTTTTCAGCATTCAGAAAATATGTTAGACATTTTAACTACGGTGATGATGATCTATGGTGTATTGCTGACGAAATAATTGACTGGTTTAACCAAGTGTCAATAACCGAAGCATACAAAGAATTGAGCATGAAATATACTGATGAGGCAAAAACAGGTGAGATAGTGCCATATCGGCGTTTGTCTGAAGTGAATTTTCTGAAAAGAACTTTTCGCTGGGATGACAATCAATGTCGATACAGAGCACCTCTTGCTATGGAAACAATCAAGGAAATGGCGATGTGGAATCATGGAACTGTGGATGAGTATGAACTATGCGCTTCTGTATTAGAAGATGCTGTTCACGAACTTGCACAACATGATGAAGTAACGTTTAGAACCGAACTACCCCTATTTGAAAAGGCAGCCCGGATTGTGGGTGAGCGCTTCCCTGTTTACTTTGATACCTACGAAGGTTATCAAGAACGGGAAGCAATTAACTGCGGTCTATATATTGAATATTAAATAGAATATAAAGATAAAACCTCGTGATCGGAGCTTAACTCAAATTGGCAAAAGAGTTATGCAGCAAATTCTGCTGAGGTGTGTTGTATTCTCTCTACGGAGAGCACTTGCAATGCTGTGGGAGGGGTATTTACCCCTATTGATAAATGTGTGCCCACATAAAAATAATTGGCTATTTATCTGCCACATCTCTCGTTAGGAATGAGTAAACCGAATGAGAATGATGTAAAACAATATTACTTGCAGATCAACAAAATGAACTAAATTTGATGAGCCAAGCACCAGGCTCTTCATCTAATAATAGTGGTGCACCCCAAAGCATGTTCCATCAAGAGGGACAAGCACAAATGACTGAACAGACAGTGAAGTTTTTAGAAGATGGAGACGTTGAAGTCTCAGGAGAACAACAAACGACACTGGATGATAGATATTTTCGGGCGGCAGGCGATGGACTAGAAAATTCAGTTCATGGCTTTTTGAGTCGTCCCGTAATAATGGATACGTTCGCGTGGACATCAGCACAACTGGTATTAGCCAATGTTGTGCCCATTCGAACTTATCCTAATGATTGGTTATCTAGAACCATGATATCTCAGAAGACAGCAGGATTTCGATATTTTCGCGGTACATTGGTGGTTAAAGTGCAAATTAATGCACAACCATTTAATGCCGGACGAATTATAATTTATTTCAATCCATTCAATTTTTCTGAAGCGACAAACCCATCAAGTATCACTCATCTAGGTGGTATTACAGGATATAGGCATGTAGACTTGGATCTCGGCGTCTCTACGGCGGCGGAACTGAGAATTCCATTTATGTGCCCATTAACTCATATTGATCTTTTGACGGGAGCTGGAAATATGGGGTCAGTGAGAGGAATTGTATATTCTCGCTTGACTCCAGCAGCTGCATCTGTTGAAGGAACAGTATGGGCCCATTTTGAAGATATTGATATTCAGATGCCGACTGGTCTTCCTGCCCTTGCTTTTAGTAAGGAACACAAGGAAAGATATACAGTCCAAGGTAAGATAGAAACTGAAAAGAAGAAAGGCAATATCGAACAGCTTTTCTCAGATCAATCATCGGTTGCGAAACGTCTCGGTGACATCCCTATAATTGGGGAAGTTGCTAGAGGTGTGGGCTGGTTTTGTGACCAGGCAGCTGGCCTTGCAGGTATGTTTGGTTTTTCTAAACCTACAGAATCTGAAACGGTTACTGCTGTTGACTATAAATTGATTAGAAATATGACTAACTTCAATGGGAAAACACTATCTAAACCAATGGGATTAGACGCACGAAATACAACTGTAGTTCCGAGTGGAATGTTTGGTACTCCGGCAGACGAAATGGCTATTGCAACTATTGCGCAGAAGCCAATTTATATGTCGAGGTTTACCATGGATACTACTCAAGGACCCGGTACTGTGTTGTGGCGATGGCCAGTTCATCCGGCCTCTTGCGAAAAGATTACTGCAAGCCCCAAATTCTATTGGAATAATACCTACCTATCTTATCTCTCTCATTGCTTCGAATTCTGGAGAGGAGGGATAAATTATCATTTTAAGGTTGTGAAGACTGTATTTCATTCAGCTCGTGTGACAGCATATTTTGTCCCAGGGGCAATAATTACCACAGATTTCTCAACTATCGATTTAGATAAGTGCTACAAGAAGGTTGTAGATCTTAGAGATGCAAATTTCTTCGAATTTAGTATACCTTTTGTAGCAAATTCAGTGTGGAAAGCTAACGATAAGATTACATCTGGAATTGCGCCTAGTGCAATCTGCTATAGTGAACCAACAGGAATGATTTATCTTGAAGTACAGACTACTCTGGTTACATCACCATCCGCGGCGTCATCAATTGATTTTATTGTTGAAACGAGCGCATGTGATGATTTCCAATTTGCTTTTTCTGAATTGAAACAGCAGCTTAGTGTACAACTCGATGAAATACCTGCTCCGTCTGCACGTTTTCGTGTTCAATCCAATGCTGAGCCTCTATTTGAGGCAAGGAAGCTTGAGAATTTTGATCCGAATATTGTGTCGATGGGTGAAGCTATAACATCTTTTCGCCAAGTCTTGAAACGTTATAATCAAATATCACCAACACCTATGCCTGTACCTGCGGCGACATTGAAAAATGTGGTTTATCCATATATTTGCCAGCAAGGTGCAAGTAAGGTAGTTGATTTATTTTCGTTTGTGTCTCAAATCTATAGAATGCAAGCCGGTGGTATGCGTGTGATGTTTGCGAGTGTTGATGGAGCTACGGTTCCACCAACAGTTGTGACTCTTGCACCATATCGTACGGTAAATTCATCAGGAACTGATGATTATTTTAGGACACTTTCGGATGCTATCCCAAATGATTTAAACGCTGCACGCCCCCAAGTATTATCATATAATAGCTTAGAGAAATACCTCGAAGTTGATGTACCATTCTATCAGCCTTATCCTGCTATGCCAACAGCAGTAGGAGAAATGGAGGCTGTAAGTGATAATACTGGAATTGGACTTAAGCAGGTGCCTTTTAATTTAGGTCCTTCGCTTTTTGTTCAAAATACGATTCCTTATCAAGTATATAGGATTCCGGGAGAAGACTTTTCTTTCGGCTACTTGATAGGGCCCCCCCTAACATATTATACAAACCCTACTCCACCACCAATTGATGATGTTCAAGCAAGATTAGATAAAATTGCAGAACTGAGGAGGAAAGGATTGATCGATAATTATATTCAAACAGATATAGATGAAACTTATGTCGTTTTAGAGGAAAAGATTATTGATAATTAATTAAGGAATAATGGTAAACCATTCGTCAGGAGTGACGTTAAATACTTATATATAGAAGTACTAAGTGTACTTCACATGACACCTTCTGTGTCACCCCGCTACTATCTAAGATAGTCTTTCTCGTGAGTTCCTTTATAAGGGGAGCTTGTGAGAGAGGGCCAGTATTTATTGAAAGTTAAATACTATAGGATTATATGCAAATGAAAATTTTTGCCCCGGTTTAGCGGGGTTTTTAGTAGTTTGCAAATAGTCTAGTATTTGTACTGGCTCTCGTTAAGATTATAAGATATTAGCGGTTTTACTTTCACTAATTAGACGTCTAGTTGGACTCAAATTTCAATAGTATAAATGTAATACCAATTGAGGAGTTTTCCAAAATTCAATTCTACGTTAGAATCGTAGGTTGGAATTTGTGTCCGGCGTTTCTTAAAAAAAAAAAAAAAAAAAAAAACAAATATCTTGTACCTTGTTGTACTCTGCGTTGATACCAC